TGGTTTCCACACATAACTATACTATCAAACTCAACCTAAAAATATTGAACTAATTTCAACTAAACTACTATATTTCTATCCAAGTTACTGGAAAACTATTCTCGACTAAATCACCATATTCAGTCTCACCATTTTCATCACAAGCCCAATACTCAGTCTCATCTATAATAATTCCAGCCCACCCAATTGCTATGTACCCATTCTCAATCATCTTAAATCCATCAGACAGAGAGTCTGCAATTCCATCCCTTTGTAGGGTTGAAGCTAGAGCTCTACGAACTAGCTCGTTGTCTGTATCAACATGGTCGTGCGTGAAGTAAATAACTTCTGATTCTGTCTCTGGCTCATAGCCATCACCATGCCATTGACTCCATAAAGACTCACCGACTCTTACATCTTTCATATTTCCTCCTCTTCCCCGTCCTCTAAAGGAGTTAATGTGTGACGAACTTCAGCTGGTCCAGTTGCTGGATACATAACAACTTTTGCATCTCGTAATTCAAATATTCCAGAGATTGTAATTTGACCACAAACAGAGCAGACCTCTACGGAGCCAGTATTAATTTTTTGCGGGACATCTACTCCCTTTAAGCGCATAAGAATGTTTCCGCTGTCGTCTATGCTTTCTGGTTCCCACTTAGCATGGTCTTTAATCCAGCAAAGCTCGCATATCGGCATCGGAGAGGTAAATTCTCTAGAAGCACTCATAATATAAGTTTACTATCTAGACCAGGACAGTGTCTTTAGTTTTCGACTCTCTACGACGTCTTATCTTTCTTCTTTCATTGGGAGTAAGCCCTCCCCACACACCGTGGTCTTCATTTTGAATGCCCCATTCTGCGCATTCAATTTTGTGTATACAACCGCTACAAATTTTTTTTGCAAGGTCATATTGACGTTCAATTTGGAACTTACTGTACCCAGGCTCGTCTGGGTCTTTACCATAGAATAAGTCACTATCTATAGATGCGCACTTTGGCTCTTCATAGTTGCGGGGGTCTTTTAAATTATTCTTTTTCATGCAGATTTTTCGACACTTCGTAGCCGCATCCTGCATATCCTGCAATATCAATCCAAGTGTCTGGTTGGAATCCAGAGTTAGCAACAAATCTAGCTAGCTTCATACCAATCATTGCCATAGCAACATCTTCCGTTGTGAACTCGCGTTGAAAGATTACTGACCATACTTTTGCAATATTAGTGAAATTTTCTTCTGGACCGCCATACTGAGCATTACGGTCGCCATTAATAATTCGAGCTGCTTCACGAAGGGCTTGAACTCTTACGGGGGTATCATCTGATGGTTTAGCAGTTGCTGCTTGTTCTGTGTACAAAGGCTTCTGTTCGTTATCTGGCATCTTTTATTCTCGCAATCACTTCGGCTTTATATTGATAGTCACTTGATACATCTTCAGACTCACTTACAACCAACTCATAATTAATGTTGTGTCGAGTCTCTGGTTCATAATCGTCACCGAAATCGTAATCATCTTCTGCAGAGCTCAAAAACTTTTCAATGGCGGTGTCTGCTGCACTCGTAAGTTCGTCGTAGCTGTCGCCACTGACATGGAACTTCAACGTTGTAGTTCTCAACTTAGGATTAGTTTCTCTAGCTTCTGAGGTGGGTAATGCGCTCCCTCAAGAACTGGCTCCAATCCGTCTGTGCTTTTAATAATTACATCTCCGTATCGAACCCCAACTACAACACCACGACGACCATTGTGAACCATTCCTAATTCACCATCAAAAGCATCTGCTTTGACACGAACTTGTTCAGTAACCTTAATATCACCTGGACGCACAGGAACCCAGTTTTCGTTCTTTTTTTCTTTAATTACAATGTGCCCCAACGCTAACTTTGAAAACATTTCTATTGTTTGCTTTTTAAAATCTGGCGTTAGGTTTTCAATCGAGTCAAAAAGCTCGACTAATTTCATGGTCGCATCGCCTACAGGTTTGCGGACCTTTGCTGCTTGAAGCTGGGATTTAACCCAGTTCATATCTAGTTCTGCCATGGTAATCCTTTCCTATCTGATTGTAGCCTTTTTTAGTTGTTTAGTCCACATTAGATGTTTACTTTTGATAGATTAATAGTTTGTAATAGAAGCTCAGATACTTGTTCCCAAGTTGGAACTAACTCAAGATATGACTCTTTTTGAGCAAGAGCTAAGGCATATCTTTCTTCTGATGACATTTCCTCGATAGAGCTAGCCAAGTGGCTCCACTCAACTCCTAAAGAGGATGTTAGACGCCAGTCAGTCACGACTGGAACACCCACTGAGAGGCTCTGTGCGAGCGCTGGAGACCACCAGGGCTCGTTATTGCGGTAGATACTTACAATTGTACCTAAAGACTTTTTAATGCGTTCTAGGGTCGATTCCTGCTCTTCCCACCGAGACCCACGGGTTGCCACCACGTCATTGTTTAGGGTTGCGGTAACGGCTTTGGCCCACTTTGTTTTTGGGTTATCGCAGGTCCAGTAACCCCTGGGGGAGCTTAGATTTGCCTGAATGTATGGAGCACGAAGAATATAGGAATCAACCATTACTGGAACTAAGTTTTGTGAATCTGTGTTCAGCAAAGACTTTGAGATATCTTCCGAGTTAGACCATGGAAAAGCTGGGTATAAAGTTGTAGGCCATCTCTCGCTAAAAAGAAATTCATTAAACTCGTGGACTTCGGCACGAAACTCTGCGTCAGAGATTAGATGTGAATAACTTTTTCTTCTCTGATAAAAATCTTTAGACAAATCTGCAACATTGAGAGATACAGATTTTAGAGATGCTTGCAATTTGTATTGCTCTGGGGCATCGATAAAAAGAGAAAGATTCCCAATCTTGCGTGCTCGATTGGCAATCGCAAAAGCTGGGTAAATTTTATTTGCAGAAAGACTTGTAGGAGGAGCAATACCGACGAGTACGCTGTCAAACTCCTCAAGTTGTTTTGATGTGAATACAGTTGAAGGTTCAACTACCTCTACTACGGCACCACCGTCTTCTAATGCTTTCGCCAAAAGTGCGGAAAACGTAGGAGTTCTCGAAGCTGTTTTATTGGAAGCCTGCTGTGCAGTGCACCCCGTAATTAGAACTTTCATTGTTCTACCTTCCTAAAGTTTTGGACTCTAACTAGAAAGCCACTCAACGTTTTGTCGAGTGGCTTTCCAGCAGAGAGTTGACCGTTATTAGAACGGTGCTGATGGTGCTGCAGCAGGTGCTGGTGCAGGTGCTGGAGCGGGTGCAGGTGCTGGTGCTGGAGCAGCAGCAGATACAGGAGCTGGTGCACCAGGTGCAGCAGAAGCTGTTGCTGGGTAGTAGTTCTTAATTTCGTTTGACTTGTTACCGTTGTAGGTACGTGTACCAATCTGTCCACGGAACTTACGACCAACAAGTGCAGACTCAATCTGAGCATTACTTGGTGCACGGTCAAAGAAGTCTCGGTTAAGACCCATTGCCGCCATCTTGCGGAAGAAGATACCCAACGCAGTTGAGTTATCTGGTGAGACAACTAGGTTGTCCCAAACTAGACGCTTTGCGAAAGCGCCTGATTCGACCTGACTCTTGGTAGAGAACATGGTCTTGCCAGACTGAGTAACCTTTGCGGTTGCCTCAAGCACTACGAGGTCGTAGTCGCCATCTGGTAGTGGTTCGTACGATGCTGATTCTCCAGCATCCTTAATAAGGTCAGCCCAGTTCAATGAACTCATGGTTAAGCCTCTTTCTTTTTAGTGGTGGCTTCAGTCTTCTTCGGACCAAAGATTGTGTCAAGCATTACCTCGATGGAAAGCTTGTCTTGTTCGACGATTGCTCCAAGACGACCTTGGACTCGCTCGCCTGCTTCATACTCATTAGTTCGCTCGACATACATACGTCGAACTTTGTAAGGAGGCTGAAGCGGGTCTGGATTAGGGAACTGCTCGATGGTCAACGCACCAAGAATGTCGTAAAAATATGGTGCTTGAATTGCAAGCTGTCCCTGTAGGTAAGGACGGTGCTTACCATCCTGAGTCACTCGAGACATTGCTGTTAGAACAACGGCCTCAAGTGGATTAGTTGGGTGCATTGTTAGGTCGCGTAGGTCGCGTAGAAGACCACCCATGTGACGAAGCAATTCGCCCCACTGTTGCATCTTCATCTGCTCGCTACCTGCGATGCTGTCCATACACTTGACTTGCAACTCCGAGATGGAGTCAATAATCAAGCTTTTGAACTGATGCTTACCTAACTGCAACCACTGATACGCCTTGACTACAGTGTCGTAGTCACGTACCTGTACAACAACCGTGTCCCAAGTTCCATCTGCGACAGGTGGTTCCTCGCGCAGTGGGTCCCAATACTTAACGACGATAGGGAGGAATCGGTGTCCACCCTCAACGTCGAGCATTAGTCGTGGGTATGGTGCTGTAACAGCAAAGCTGGATTTACCAACTTTGGATTCGCCGTAAATCATTGCGGTCAACGACCGTTGGATTTCACTCATGCGTCACTCGTTTCCTTTCTTCTCTTCGCCGTAGTAAGCATATGGGTCAGCCTCTACGAACATTTCGCTTATTGCCTGCTCTGCAGCACTACCATCATCGACGAGAGTGCATACAGAGTAGAACTTGCACTTCCACTTGCAATCCCTAGACGGACTTGGGTATGCGTGGAAGCTTGGTTGTTCACCTTTATCAAGAGCTGTACGAACTCGCATGAGGTCTGTAACAGTTCCGTGCAAGCGGTCCCAGAAGGAGCGCAAGGTGAAGATATTGTGTCGAACTTCAATCTGGTCATAAAACGGAGGACGAGCAGCAGCACTGCGACGAACCTTCTTTAACATTGTGAAAATACCGCCGTCAGAGCGTTCTCCGTCTTTGTCCTTACTCTGTTCAAGAATCATGTAAGTAAGAATCTGTTCGTTCATAGGTGCAAGGTTTGCAAAGTCTGAAAGCGAACCACCAACAGTTTTAAAGTCACGAAACATACGCACACCGTCAGCCTTACGACGAACACGCATGTCAAGCTTGCCTTGAAGTTCAACTTCACCGTTGAACATCGGCATCACAATTGTTTCTTCTGTAGAAATCATCTCGAGGTCAGCATCAATGCCGTTCTCTTCATTCCACTGGAGGTAACCCTCAAGCATGATGTGCCCAAGTTCAGCTTCTTTTTCAAGTTCAGATACATCGCGGAAGTCTTGCAAAAGTAATTCTTTTTCTGTGTTCACAAGGGTTGCGTGTGCTTGTAGAAGCGGAGTTCCGTTGGCGTAATAATCATCAAGAGCAGCGTGTACGCGAGTACCCAGTGCAAGAGCACCAGTTGCATCTTTGTACTTTGGCTGTAGACGTCGATAGTAGGTCAACCACCAGCGACGGCGACAGTCTTTGAATGTTTGAATCTCCGAGTTAGAAATTCTTACTACATCACTCATAGTTTGCCTGCCTTATCATCTTTAAGAAGATTGAGTAGCTGGTCCTTGTCACGAACAATCTGCTCAAAGTTATCTGCCTTGGTTTCAAGGACTTGTAAAACTCGTTCTTCGATGGTGCCCTCTGTTACGTAATCCGTGATGATGATTGAATCGTGAATCTCTGACCCAATGCGGTGCACACGGTCCAACGCTTGCTTGTGGTCAACAAGTGACCAAGGGCGTTGAAGCATAATCAAGCGCCGAGCAGCAGTGAGAGTTACACCCACACCACCAGCTTGCGCTGTGAAGAGAATCCACTTTATCTTGCCTGACTGGAAATCGTCAATAGCCTTCTGTCGCTCATCTTCATCCTGAGCACCAGTAATCAAACCATGCTCAATCTTGGCCTTAGTCATTGCAGCACTAAGAAGCTCAATTAGTTGGCGAGATACAGCGCAGACTGCTACCGAGTCATCGCCAAAATCACCGTGAGAGATATCATCCATTAGTTGGTCAACCTTACAAGAAGGCTCTGACAAAATAGCTTTTGGCTCTCCAGTAGTCTCGTTAACGACAATCTCTGCATAAGCATTTGCAAACTGCACTAGGCGAGTTGTCTGAGTCAGGATAGAAGGAGCAGTCAATGCTTCTCCACCTTCAAGCTCAGCAATCATTGTGTCGCGCATCTGCTCATAAGCCTTTTTTTGCTTAGTTGACATTTCAACATCGCGACGCTCATTTACTACCTCGGGTAGCCAAGGAAGCACGACTTTTTTTAACATGCGACGCATGTGAGGATTGACTGCTTTATAAAACTCATCTTGCATGTGTGGTTTGACACCAATCACTAACATGCCACCGAATGCATTAAGCATCGTGTCAATCATGCGGTCAATCCACTTGGTTTTGCTAGGCCAATCTTTTGGAGATAGCCAGTGCAGAATTGCCCACAAGTCGACGACATTGTTAGCGATTGGTGTTCCTGTTAAGGCAAACCGAATCTGTGCATCGCCAGTAGCTGACCATAATGCACGGGTTTGCTTTGACTTAGGCTCTTTCGAGCGGTGAATCTCGTCGGCCACTACAGCCTTAAAATTAATCTTGTTTAGTTCACGCTGGTGTACTTCACAGCGGGTCTCTGAGACACCGTCATCGTGACCACCACAAGCAGAACACCGTGTAAGTGCTACAGAGCCATACGGTGCAAGTCTGGAGTGAGCACGAAGAGACTCCCAGTTAATTACATAAACGTCAGCTTCAGTCTC